GCTGTAGTTGACATAACGGAAAGTTACATCATATTGAGCGTAGCCATCCATTTCGCCCGAATCCATAGACATCTGACCAACCGTAGCGGGCCAAGAGTCATGTAGAACGAAAGTCTTTGTAACATTGTCGTTCACGTCTAGTAGTTCCAACGTGATGTCGTTCATGATGTTATCAAGACTGGTTAGACCCGTATTAGAGTCAGAACCGTTGATGTTTTCAGACCACTTCTGGAATGCATTGTACACGTTCATATCATTGACGCCGATGAACGTAACAGTGAATTCTTCATAGGTACGATCACCAGGAACCGGCAATGTACGTCCGCCCCACGTTAGCTCGATTACACCAATAGCAGATGAAGGCGTGCTAGTTGTACGAGCAAGTAGAGAGGCTTGTGAAGCATCCGCTTGACTACCGGCATAACCAGGTAGGTTCACCGTGACACGCCAGCGGTTAGTACGGACTAGACCAGAACGAACGGCTTGGCGAATTTGAGAAATCTGCATTTTATTTCCTTTTCAAAGGAAGGGGAGATTTACTCCCCTTCAATATTAAGAGTTTTCTGTAAATGCCACGTCCGGACGGATAGCAGACAAGTTCAAGATCACCCAGTTGATAGAGTAAGTAGGCTTCAATAGCAACTGAACAACAAACTTGTTTTGCAAGCGCGTATCGGCATCGTTATTGTCGGCGTTACAAATCACACGGAAATCTTCAAACGCGCGACGGTTCTTCATGTTACGCAAGAACGGAGTAGCCGCATTCACGAATTGAGCACGAGTGCTAGCATCGTTTAGTTCGAACAAGTAGTAACGTGCCATAGCAGCAACACTCTGCTTAGCAACGATGAATGCCCAACGGACGTTCACGCGGCTGAAAGCAGAAGGACGTTGAGTCAACGTCTTATCGCCGTAAAGGACAATACCATCAGACGGGAACGTAACAATGCTGTTGATACCGAATGGGTACAAAGCGTTACGGTCATCTTCAGATGCAGACCAAGCCATCTTAGTGTAGTTCAAATACTTACCGCGCGTTAGACCAGCCGGGCTAATCCAAGGATCGTTGTTAACGAACGTGCGCGCGAAGATACCAGCCGTACCACCAGTAGCCGGAATCCAACGGTACACATCGTTGTACTTGTCGTACATGTAACCCCAGTTGTCGACTGCGAATGAGTAATTAGAGTCCTTGTTTAGACGGTTTTGACGCCAATCTAGAACAGAAGCTACTTCATTACCACGGTTATTCACAACGTCAGCCAACATCGGAGCCACGAAAGGCATACAATCCATACGAGTTTCAGCAACGTCGATGATCGCCTTTTGTTCAGCTTCGCTAACAGCAGGAGCGATTAGGAACTGAATATCATATGCTTCACGGTTGGCGAATAGCTGGAAACCTTCTGTGACGTTAACCACTTGGTCATCCACACCACCAGCTAGAACCACTGTGCGGTTAGAAAGAGCAATTGACTTGTCGCCAACTCGGATGTACTTAGAACCCTTGTTGATAGCGTCCACATAGTACTGAGTTGTGCCGTCGGCAAAGCGAGCAGCAGGATTAGACGTCATCAATTCATACTTCTCTAGAACGCCACCTAGAGAACCTGGATCAACAATCGTAGTAGCGAAAGCCACGCCATTTTGAGCCGCAGGAGCAGGAGTCACCGTAGAGTAGCCAGCAGTTTTCTCAACGTAGGTAACGATGCTGCCGTTAGCAACTACAGAATCGAATAGTGCAACGATGCCAGCAGTACCAGCAATCTTAGCAGCAACTGCGGAAGCCGTATCATTAGCAGCAACTGTAACAGGAACACCAAATACAGTGATCGTCGCGCTTGCCGTAGCAGAGCCAGTTACATATAGGCTTTCTTTTTGTTTCTTTTGAGCCGTACCAGTCCAATATCCCGTGGTATCAACCACAGCGATAGCATATTCACCGGCAGAAGCGATGGGAACATACGTGAATTGGTTAGCTAGTTCATGACCATCGAAGTGGGCTTGGTCGATAATTACGACAGCAAGACCGTTACCAGCAACTCCAGGATACTTGGCGATAAAGTCAGAACCTGTGAAATTGCCCGCGTCAAATGCGTCATCGTTCTTCACGAGTTCAGCCGTTTGACCTGTAGGGAATGCGTTACGCGCAGCAGCACCCACTTGACGAACAACCCATGCAGCCTTGCTGTATGAGAAGAAGTCTAGCAAAGGCATTACATACGGATACGTTACGTTGTCAGGAATGCCGAATTTGGCAACAAATTCCTTTTCGCCGTTTGTGATTTGTGTAGGGGCATCTACTGGACCCCATTGGAAGGCACCAGCAATAGCGCCAACTTTATTGGCTACCTGCGTGGTGTATAGGGTTTGATCGTCCTCAGAAGTAAGGACAGCAGGCGATAAAAATAGCATAAATCTTCCTTTATCTTGTTAAAGTTCAACCTAGTAATATTTAGATGTATCCTACAGGGCCATCCATTGTTCAAACGACATCATATTATTTTCAGTTACGTTCATGGCGTGACCGCCAATATTTGCAGCATACTCAACGACTTCATTATTTGCAATTTCAATGTAGCCGAATGGTAGAATACTTTCCATAGCAATATTGACGTTTCTCCTATAGAGATCAGCGCCGATATCACTACCACAATATTCGTTGAAAAGCTCGGTCTTGATGAACCAAGAAAACAACACCAATGGCATTACGGTGTCGTCGTGACATTCTTCATCGGCTTCGTAGCTTGCGCCCTTGGCGATGAATGTGCCTAGTTCTTCAATAGTTTCCTGATCCTCAATAACCAGATACTCATTTTCAAGCAATGTCTTGAGGTTTGAACATCCAATGGATTTAACCTTTTTGGTTGTCTTCACGCCAGGTAGCGCAGCGTTGCCTTTACCGCCTTCTCTCAATCCGCCGATGGCGCGTTCTGAGTTAGACGTTAGAATCATATTCTCGTATTCAAGTTCATAATACAAGATATATGTAACCTGACCGCCTACGTCATTATTCGCTTCAACGAGGACAGGACAATTGCCATACGTCATACATATATTTAGAATTGTATGCGGGAACAGCAATGGGCTGATATTGTTATTCCTATATTTAGCCGCGATTTTGTAAGGATATTCAGTAACGTCCAATACGGTACATACTGAATAGTCTTGTCCTAATCCCCCAGCCGGGTCCGAGATAGCAAGATACTTTCTTGGCTTGTCCTTAGTTGGATCAACAGGCATTGCAACCTTAATTTTCCTTTGGCCAGTTTCATCCTCAGGATCAGGAATCTCAACGTGCTTGTGTTGGTATTCCAAGTAGACTTTGAAATACTCATCTTCTTGAATAGGGTTGATCCACTGCATTCTTTCCAACACTTCGGTTGGGATAAGAGTGCCTGAAGACCCTTGGAACTTACAAGAGAACTCCTGGGCGAATCGAGAATATCCAATGTTGGCGATGGTTTCTTCTTTCCAACGTTCATCGCGTTTCGGGTGAGCATCCCAGATAACTTCAAGTCTGGTGTAGTAGTTTCTATTTGCGAGAGAATCCCGCCAAAGCATATAAAACATACCACGAGCACCACGAGGCGTTGTCGTCATAATAACGCGCGACTCCTTACCAGACGTAATAACCGGGTAAGTTGATTCGTAGAATGTCAAGTCGTTTTCGATGAACGCTGCTTCGTCAATATAACAAAGGTCAACAGAACGTCCACGAATACCAGAAGCAGAAGTTGCTGCTGAGAAAATGATCGAGCCATTGTCGAACTCGATACGACGCTTGTTGTATACCTTAACGCCGTGCTGTAAGAAGAAAGGTCCATAATTTCCTGAGCCTGTTCACCCTTATTAGCCAGAACGGCAATGGTCTTAGTTGGGTGGAAGATGGCAAACCAAAGAATGAACGCAGCCATCGCTGCTGTCTTACCCATCTGACGGGCAGTAAGCGTCAAGCTGAATCGATTCTCAGCATACATTTTGATCATCTTCTTCTGATAATCAAACAGCTTGAAAGGAATGATACCGTCATCCAGAGAAACAATACGACAATAGTTCTCGATGAAGTAAATCGGGTCTTTCTCACACCTTGCCGCTTCAATGATGTGATTCATTGAAAGCTCAGATTTGACAAATGCCTTTTTGATCAGGATATTACCGTTGTAGGTGTCTTTATACGGCAACATAATGTCTTCAACCGGAAAAGGATGACCCGCACCATCCTTAAACGGAGCATACTGAATCGCTTTCTTCTCAAACATCTATCACCTCATCAACCGCTTGAATCGGGGTCGGATCACCACCGCCTTCTTTCAACATCTTCAACACTTCAGATAGAGAAGCGTTAGTGGTGATGTTGGTCACGTTGTTCTGAGTGACATTAGCCGCCTTCTCAGCAGCCGCTTTAGCCGCTTTCTCAGCAGAGATTTCCTTGTAGATTTTCTGCATCTCAAGCAAATCCTTA